GTTGGAGTATCCTTTTCCAATAGGAAAGTTTGCCGATGACCCATGGATCAACCCTAGGTATGAAACCCTGGGGGTATCCATTGAGGCCAGAGTGGTAGAAAAGTTCTACTATCTCAGTTGAAACGATCTGTCGATCGTTCAGTACGCAGCTCCAATCAGGCCTAAGCTCGAGTGATCTCTGGAGTTTTTCCCGGTGATCATCAGGCAAAGACCTGACGGACTGCCACGAGACTGTAGAGAGATGGGTGACCTCTCTATCAGGCTTGTCCAACAGCTCGACCACAAGGGAAGTAGTCAAGCGGTTAGCTAGTGGTATCCCATCTGGATTCCTCCCAATACCATAAGGTTCTGGGAGAGATAAAACTTTCGAAATGAGAGTTTCATCCTTCCAACCTTTGTATAAGGAAGGGTAATTCCAGTAGGCTATCACATCTAAGAGGTTTCTTCTGTCCCATTCAACCCACTTAGGAGTGTAGAATCTTCCTAATTTGGTAAAATGGGCCCCAGCAAAAGAGGCATATCTATTACTAGATACGCTCTTGAGTTGGGAGTAAGGGATGGACATGGCATCTAAATGTGCAATATATGATGAGTATAAAGCATCATTTAGAATAACCACATCATCTCCCAGAACATAGAAATCTCTCCCCCATTTAGATTTTTGTAAAAATCTAAGCAGGAGGCCGTGAGACAAAGTAAAAAGGAAAAAGGAAGGACTAAGACCAAGAGGTTGTCCTGAGGTCCACCTAAGGCGGGTCTCATTTTCAACACCTGGTATCTTAGACTTCCATAATCCCAACTCAATGCAAGAGGCGAAGAAGTCAATTAGAAAACGATCAAAGGATCTGTAGTGGTTTTTACCCTTAAACCGCCCAGTTTTCCTTCGAGTCTTCGACATGACTTTCTCCAAGACATGTTTCTGATATTCCCAAGGGAAGTGATCAGTGGCAGCGGATAGGTCAACTGAATGAACAGTACGACCAGCCCGAATTGCCGCCAATATGTCTTGGTCCGCCCTCTTTTGATCAAAGGAACAGTCCCAAGGAAGACTTTTGACTAATTCAGCCAAAGAGTTTTTCAAGGGATCTAATAACCTTTGAACAAGGAGGTTAGGTACTGCGTAATACCTGGATTTACACCCA